TGCTGTAGGTTTAGGTATACTTGTTACTGCTGTAAATCCATAATCAACATCAAGGTTATACTCTCTTAATGTTGGTTCTTTATTAGCAGCAACTGGAACACAATCCCATATCCAGCATTTGTGTAAATTATTATTTGTATCTTCTAATACAACATAGTTTGTACCTCTACGTACAACTTTACCTTGTTTATCTTCTTTAAGATACTTAACTTGGTCTCCCAAATTGAATATCATCTCCCTAACATATAGGTCTCTTACTTGTTTCTGTTCAAATTGTCCTAATGTCATAACTGGTTTTGAATCATCTGGTTTATACTCTTCTCTTATACCCATACCTTTTCTTATAGATTTAAACAGTCCTTCAACATCTCTAAATTGAGATGGTAGTCCTCTCTTAAACGTCTTTATATCGCCCTTTTGAGCAGCATCCCTCATCTTGCTCGCACTCATACCAGAAGCGCCGTCTGCGTCAGGATCCCTCTCTCCAGCAGATATAACATCTATGTTTTTAAAGTTATAGTGTCCGTGTCTGCTCTTAATATCATTATACTTTTTAAGTATAGTATCAAACTCTCTTACTCTATCACTACCTACAACCATTTTAAGTACATTATACCCTTTTTTATATAACATAGTAGCAATATCTAAAATCATATTCGTTGTATTAATTTCAATGTTTCTAGCGTATTGTGGAAACATTTGTTTCATATACTTTAACTTATCTTTAACAGATAATGGATTTTTTTTACTATCTTCAGACCTACTGATATAGATTTTATAATTTCTGTCTGCTCTTGCAACTTTATTAATAAGTTTTTCGTGACCTATTGTTGGTGGATTAAATCTACCAAATGTAAATGCAATAGACTTTTCAGCAACTGCTTCTGATTTTAAACTATCTATTTCTGCGTCTGTAACTTTATTATCATCTAAAATCTCTTTACATTTCTTATAGAATTTTAAATAATGGTACTTCTCTAACATTTTATAGACTACATTTTTAGGTAATCTATTTTTAATACTGTATGTTTTAATTTGTTCTGGTGTCATATCAGAATCATACGCACCTCTTCTAGTAGTAACTACATCATCTCCAATATCAACAATATCTTTTATATCCTTTTCAATTTCTTCTAACTTAACATTAATCTTATCTTGTAAATTTAAAATATCATTTGGTTTTAATTCTTTTAATTCATCATAGTCAATAATATCTCTTTTTAATTCGCCTTTAACTATATCTATTTCTTGTACCTTTCTTTGATAGGTTGATAGATATAAGTTCATATCAAACGTATAATCTGCTGGTCTTTTAACAAACATATTACCTCTATAATCAAATACTGCGTCTGCTTTATCTTCTTGGTCTTGGTGAGTTACAGCATTAGTAATGAGATAATAATTAATAGGGTGTTTTGTACCAGGTATTAATCTACCATTAACTTTTTCTGGACTAGCATAAGACAAATACTTATGAGATAATCTTAATCTTTCTTCTTCTTGTTTCTCTTTAGGTACATCAAACAATACATTGAAATCTAAATCAGCGTCATTTCTATATCTCTTGGTAAGAATAGAACCTACTAAACTAACTTTTATAATTGGGTATTCTTTACCAAATTCTTTAAGTTGATTGTCAACTATTTCTCTCACACTAGGTTTAATTCTAGGAGTTTTAGTTTCATAATCATCAAATACTCCAGGAGCATATGTCGTTCTTGGTGTATCAATAATAGACTCTGATAGTTTATTTCTTAACATTTTTTCTTTTGCTACCCAAGCTTTTGCTAAATAACTTTTAATAGGTGCTCTCATATATCGTCTTACAATTCTATTACAATTCCCTAAAGTTTGTGTTACTAATTCTTTATCTGATTTATTATTATCTATTACTAGAAAATTTTGTTGGCCAAATAATCTTTGAAACTTACCTATGTTTCCTTGTACACCTTTCCAAGATTGTACTACAACATACTCTGGTATATTTCTTGTTCTTATTTTATTTCTTTCTATTGCTACATCTAAAGTTGTATTAACAAATACCATATAACAATCATAACCTAAATTATATAATTTTCTATACTCACTATTAATTCTATCATAATCTCTACCTGTAGCGTCAATAACTAATCCTAATCTACCACCAACATACTGTTCTAATTGTTTGTACATAAGAGATTTTGCTTTCTCTCTCATTCTATCTCTTACTTGTTTTTCACTTTCAGGCATAGTTGCTTTTAATCCTGCATTTTTTAATGCTCTTTCAAAATGACTATCTGAATTTACAAATCTTAAACCTGTACCTGAAAAAGCAGATTGTGCTATAAACGTTTTACCTGAACCAGGTCCTCCTGCCATAAAGAAAGCTTTAAATATACCTGGGTCATAAAGTCCTTCTTGTAATAAAAATTCTTTAAATTTCATTTACTTCCATCCTTTGGGCAACGTAAAGTTCGCCCTACTAAATTCTAATCTATCTACTAATTTTACTGCACCTGCTACTCTATCTACTGCAACAAATCCTTCTGGTGCTGTTACTCTATATCCTGTTCCTGTTTTAATATAGTGTCCAATTTGTTGTATCTGATTCATCTTTTGTATCAATGTGTTCTTTGCTGTACCTAAAGTTACGTGACTTGCAATTGCAAAATACAAAGAAGATTTGTTTTGATTGATAAATTTTAAACCAGTTGCTAATATATCTCTATATTTTTGTTTTGCTTTATCTGTTTTTCTTGCGTCTATTTCCATCTTTAAAATATTTTCATAGTAATCTCTAAACATATCTTGCAAAACTCTAACCTTTCCCATACCACCTTTATTACTCTTAATATAATAATTGAAAAAGGATTTTAATCTAAACCCTACTGACAAAGGATCTCTAGCATTACTTTGCATTTCATCTAATATCTTTGCACCCTTATGCAATGAACCTTCTGCCATTCTTATTTGAGCGTCAAACTTACTTAATTCTGATTTAGTAAACATAATAGAACCAGAATCGTCCCTATAAGCAGCACTCGCTACCCATACTCTTGAATTGCCTGAACCTCTAACGTTACCAAAATTTGCGTTCAAAGTTTTTATAGTCTTACCTGTGTACATTGTATGAAAAACTATACCCATTTTAGCACGAGCAATTTTCTTACCAATACCACTACTTGCTTGTACTGCATATGTAATTGTATTAGGTGTAAAGGAAATCATTTTCTCTCCACCAATTGATACTGCTTTCTTATCGTTAGTGAATAATAAATCACCTTGTAAAATTTGTTTAATGTTTAAACTAGATAGATGAGCTAGACATACTGATAATTTTTGAGCAACGGCACCAGAATGGTTCCGTCTTATGTCTGCTGTTGTATAGTTTATTTTTGGAGTGACGTTGAATACTGATTTAGTTCCAACAAAGAATTTACCGTTTTCAGGATTGACACCACATATAATAGCAGGTGCGCCATCCCATTTAACAGTTGTATTGATTTTTGTACCAGAGTGACCTGCCAGCATATCTCTTACTGACTTTAAGAAATTGATAGCGTTTACTCCACCAGATGAACCTCTATTGATGATATCATCTTCTAGGTGTTCTAGGTGTGTATTTTTATCGTTTGTGAAAAAACCTTTAAAACTAAACATTGTTCCTCATATTGTCCATTAATATACTATAACTATCACATACCCATTAACAAATCATATTACTATTTATATAATTATTTAGCTATAACAAACTTACTTGATAATGGAGTTCGGGAACTAACATATTCAAATAAGCTTCTTACTAATTCGTGCTGTGTTGCTTTAGCATTTTTAAATTTATCTTGTATAAGTTTATTAACTTTATTCATAAGATACACTCCACTTAAATAACCCATATGTTCATCAAATATTTTTGATGAAGTACCTGGAAATGTTGCTTTAGTTTTATATAATTTAGCTCCCATTTTTTTAATATACTTATTCGCTGCCGCTTCAAAATCTCTATAACCACTATTAAATGTTGATTCAAGTTGACTAGCAAATCTTGGATCAGCTGTTGACATTATCCTACTACATAATATTGGTGAATTAACTTGGCCACCTAGACTATCGGAACCTTTATATTTTAAAATTACTTTAAATGATTTTGCTGGTTTACCATTGGCAGCGGGCACGTGTCTAAATTGAATAACTCCAACTCTACCACCTCCAGATTTTATACGAATATAGATATCTCTATTACCTTTTATTTTTTTCTTATCATATTTAATATCACCAGTTGATGTATTAAAACTAGCACCACTTAAAGGTTCTTGGTTCACTCCTGGATTCTCTCTACCTACTCCTGTTACAAAAGTTTCACCTAATATAGACTCTTCTGCTTTACGTGTAAAATTAACTTTTACAAGATGAGCTTCAGTTGTTGTTTTTTTCAAAGACAATGGTAGTAACTGACCTTTATCAACAAGTTTTCCTATTTGTTGATTAAAACTATTAAATGATAATGATTTAACAGAAATTTGTTCCTTTAATGTTTCATTGAGCTCATTTATTGCTTCTTTAGTTGCAAAATATATATCTGCAGGACTCCACTTATTAATATTACCAAAATATGCTCTATTTTTTAATTTTTTTGCTTCATTATCATTTGCTATTTTAAATAATTTAGCAATAGTTCCCATTACTTTCTCATCACCGTGTTTATAAAACACATTATTCCATCTAGGTCTTTGTATATAATTAAAATCTTTATCTATTGCAGAAGCAATGTCTTCAATTAATTTTTTTGCAATTAATAATGATGATTTAAACCAATCTGGATTTTTTATTAAAAAAGTTTCTATTGTAGAAAGTCCTTTAGAAGTTTCAACTGCTCTACTTGAATATGCTTGTTTTATTAATGTCTTATATTTAACTTGGAAATCTTCATAACTTGGTGTCTTCTCTTTAAGATAAACATCCCACTCTTTAATTTTACTTTTACCTAGAACGTCAGCTATATAACAAAATATTGCCTGTGCTCCTTCTGCTTCTGATGGTGAATCTGCCATTTTCTCTCCTATGACTATTTATATGAGAGTTAGTTAGATTTAAAACATAAGTGTTTGACAATGCCACCGTTCTCTTGCCAGACTTTGTTCTTGTTTTGAAACTTTGCTAATTTATCTGCGTCTTCTTCAAAAAAGAATTCTGAAACTATCTGATTGGTTGGTTTCTCAATGACGTGCCAAAGTATTTTTCTATCTTTCTTAACTAACTTCTTCTCATAAGAAAGTTTATACTTGTAGATAGCAGGTCTTTTATCACCTCTACTAAACCTAACTTTTTGTTTTTTCATTTTTTTTTCTTGCATTTTTCTTTTTCTTTTTACCAAAGATATGATTCCAACCATCTTTGTATTTTTTATTTCCTGGTCTCCAAAAACCGTCCCATTGCTTTCCTTTAACGCCTGACCTCATTATACTTTAAAAAATGTATTAAAACTTAATACAATTCTTTCTGCACTTTTATTAACACTATCTCCTGAACCGTGCATTAAATAACTCGGCCACATTACCATTAGTCCTTTTGTAGGTGTTATTTGATGAGTGTTTTCTGTTAGAGAAGCAGGATTTTTAAAGACTAACTTGCTACTATTTTCATCTGCTTTTAAAAATATAACACCAGAGATAATTGATTTAGGATGACTGTGATATTTTAATGTACTATCTTCACCTTGTACATTACACCAAGAGTCTTGCATTCTTTGATTCTTTATATAAACTTCGTTCATAATTTTATCTTCTATATCTTTATGATAGTCTAAAATATAAGCGTTGCCTCCCATAGAAACATATGTTGTTTTAGCATTACCTTTAAAGTAATCATACTCCTTTAAATCGTTTTTGATTATACTATTAATTATTTTATCTATTTCTGTATCATTTAGAAAATTATATTTCTCATATATATCTATTGTAAAAATAGTTTTCTTATCCATTATACTTTAAAATCTGAAAATTTATCGTAAGCAGTTTTCTCTTCTTTTGTTTCCTTTTGATTAGAGTCAACTATGTTTTGTGCTTGTTGCCCTACATCATACAATCTCATTTTTGCCCTATCAACTCCTACAATAAATGACCGATTGATTGCTAGGTCGTTATATCTATTCTTTAATTGTTTAATCTTTAACTGTCCTAATGCTTCTAAATCGTCATTGGATATTATTGCAAACATAAAATCTGCTGTTGCAGGTAAACCAAAACTTTCTGCTGTATCTTCTAAACCTATATCTGTTGAAACAAATCCAGTTCTTGTTGTTTGTGTAGCAGAAAACAAAGGTACATTAAATTCTACTGCAAGTCCTCTTAACTCTTCAGCGATTGCCTTGATATAAAAATAAGAACCTATATTGCCACCTTTAAATCTACTTGACGCACATATATTTAAATAATCTATGAATACTACATCTGGTTTAAAACTTTTCTTTAATGCAAGTTCATTAAACAATGCTCTAAAGTGTCCACTATGAGCAGACGCTGTTGGATATTCTTTAATAATTAATGTCCCACCAGTTTTCTTTCGTAATTTTTCCATTTTATTTTCATATAAATCTTTTGGCATTGTATGTAAATCATCTATGGTTACATCTAAAAGATTTGCGTCTATTCTTTCTGCAATTCTTTCCTCCGCCATTTCTAAAGTGATGTATAGAACATTTAAACCTTGTGTTAAATATGCACTTGCACAATGACACATAAACAAAGATTTACCAACACCTGTTCCTGCCAATGCAATGTTCAAAGTCTTACTAGGAACACCCCCTTTGGTAATTCTATTCATATAATCTAAATCAAATTGATATTTTGTTTCTTTTGTATGATACCATTTAAATCTCTCTTCGGCGTCACCTATATAATCGTGCCCTATATGTTG